CCTGGTAGCTGAGCTCGGCCATCTTGTACGCGCCAGCCTTCTGGTAGGCCATGGCAATGTTCATGGTGATGGGCTTGTGGTCAGCGGTCTCGTTCAGCGGGACCTGGCTGCGCACCGTCTGAAACAGCTTGACGATGCCAAGGAAGTCACCTTTGGCTTCGAGCTTCGGAACATCGGTGTTCAGGTTGATGTTCATAGCACGTGCTTTTTGAGCGCAGCCACTGCCACCGGCACGATGGGCTCGATCAGCTCCAGCATGGCCTGGGCGTAAACACGGATCTCATACTGGGCATGCTCGTGCAGCCGCAGGCGCAAGAAGTTGGCCAGGTTGTGCAGGTCCACCGTGGCGAACATGTGGCTGTACGTGTTGACCGGCAGCACACCACGGGCCAGCTCACGGGGGCAGCCCTTGGCGATCAGGTCGTGGTAGGTCCAGAACGACGAAGCACAGGCCGTTGAGATCCAGTCCTGCATGTGTGGGGCCAGCGGGTGCTCCTTGTCAGTCCGCATCTGCTTGTTGTTGGCCGACTGCGTGGTGATCTGGCTGACCTCTGGGATATAAAACTCCTCCGGCAGCTCAGAGTACCGGGCGGACACCTCGTTGAAGCTCCACGTCCGGTGCCGGTGCCACTGGCGGAGCACGAAGATCGGCGCCTTCACCTCGAAGGTGAACTGCACGCACTCAAGGGGAGAAGTATGGTGGTTCTTGACCAGGTAGTCGATGAGCTTGGCGTCTTTGCCCTCGTCAGCACCAGCACGCCACTCGGCGTCATACGAGACCCTTGCAGAGCGCACGATGGAGAGGTCAGATCCCATGTGGTCGACCAGCCTGACAAGGCCGTGGTTGAGAACTTTGATTTTATTCATGATGTAAGTCTTAATGTTGTTCGTCGCAGCAGGTCGGCTTCGACCGCGGTATGCAGCGCCTGAATGTCCTGGTCTATGAGGGTGTTCAAACGAGGTGCAAGTGCAAAGGCGAGCAAGCCCGGGTAACACGCTGGCAGCAAGTGCCGAACAGCATCTTCTGCCATGGAAAAGCTGTATGCGTTCATTTGGTGGTTGCTGCTCTCCGCCATGTCGATGAGCTGATACCGGCCATAGAGCGTATGGTTCACAGGTCTCTCCGATCCCGCAGACCCAGAAACACAGGGTGACGCGGCTTGTCTTTCACGCCGACAGGGAAGAACTTGTACTTGGCGAGCTTGCCGAGGTACTCGTCTTGTCGGGCCCAGAAGGTGCCGCGCTGCAGGGCCGTAAGTCCAGTTCCGATTGAGAACTCGACTCCGGTGTGGATGTCTCTGACGAGAAACGCACCCAGTGTGTCTTTGCCCACAAGACCCGCCTGTGCTGTGCTGCGTTTAGTTCTGCCCAGTTCATTTGTTTGTGCCTCGTTACCGTTGAACATCTCTTCCTCGAAGCCGATGATCTCAGCCTCACTGTCCTCGAATCGCTTGACCTTGAGCAGGTAGCCTTCGTTGACGGTGGAGCGACCGAACTTGTACGGAGCGTTGGGGCTGCGCAGGATGATGCCCTCGTAACCCTCGGCCACAGACGAGGCCTCGTACTCGAGCATCTCGTCTTCGTTGTGCATCAGGTTCTGCGCCAGCAGCGTGATCTGGTGGAAGTCGCTCCAGACGCCAGCACCCAGCGTGTCGAGCATGATGTCGCGGCGCGCCTCGAAGGTGCCTCCGCAGGCATGGTGGTCGAACACATAGAAGGTATAGGCCGGGGTCTTGTCGTAGGCCATGACGTTCGAGACCGACTCGTTGTAGCACGTCGGGCTGGTGGGCTCGCCCACAATCAGTTCGCCGTCCAGGCCGTTCAGCCTGGCGTGGCTCAGCTGACTGTAAATGTGCTTGTTCGGGATCGGCTTGAGCGTGCGGCTCAGTGCCTTGCCGTCCACGATGCTGCAGCGGATGCCGTCGAGCTTGGGGCTGGCGTACACCGGATAGCGGATCTTGGAGAAGTCTGCGGCCACTGCGAGGGTTGGTTTGAAAGCGCTCATTTGATCTTCACCAGTAGATTTTTCATGCTCCATCCACAAAGGCAGATGAAGACGTCGTCAATCAGCTCTTTGCCTTTGATGTCTGCGGTCTCATATAGGTTGACCAGCAGCAGGCTGTCGTCAGCATCGTCTTCGGCCATAGCGCGGCGAACGCAGTCGATTAGGGTCATCTCATGTCCTTTGGTTAGATTTCATAATCAGACTCAGAGCTTTCTGAGCCAGCGTGTCGCCCATACGGGCGCGGTTCACAACCGCCTGGCCGGTGGCCTCGGCGCTGGGCATACCCAGCACCATCACCCGCCACTTGCTGGTCTCCAGGTCGTAGACGTGCTCCAGAGCCCACCCCTGCGCGGCGGCGAGCGTGTTCTCTTCGGCTGTCATTAGATCGTTGTTAGACATTAGATTACGAGGGCGTGAAAAGGCCCCGAAGGGCCTGGTGGTTTAGTTGCCGGGCTTCTGCCGGATCGAGATGATGAGGTTGGGGAACTCCATCGTGATGACGTTCCCCTCCTCAGTGATGAGTACGGACGGACGGTCAGCAAGCACCCTCGGCGTGTATTCCAACGCATGGGTGTAGAGCTTGGGACCCTTCGAGCCTTTCCATTCGTAAAGCCAACGAGACCGGCTGCTGCCTTCCTTCGGGGCGGGGAGGCGCACGACTTGTCCTTTTCGCCAGAGGTTTCCCAGATAGTCTGAGACCCTGTTGGCAGACGCGGCGTGCTCGCGGATTTGCGGCATGTCGAAGAATGCCTGAGCATCCATAGGCTCAGAAGCCGCCTTTAGGGCGGCCTCCAGCGCTGGAAATAGTCCTGTCTCGTTGTTACGCATGATAGTGCTCGATGAAGTTGATGTCCTATAAGTTAAGTAATGCGGTTCCGGCTTGTCTTTTCACGCTCGTTTTAATCCCGTGTTGGTGTAGACCGCATAGGTCCTGCGGCGCTCGGGGCAGAGTTCTCTGGTCGCCACGGCGTCTTTGAAACCGGCCAACCGCTTCGCCCTACCCCTTTGTCATCTCTGTGATGATTTCTGCGAGTGTATTACGGGAAACCATCATCTTTCGAAATCTTTCTGCGACTATCGGGCTCGCCCAGCTTGTGCCGGGGAACCAGACGCCGCCTTCTTTGCTCCCGATGATGACGCCAACCTTCCGACCCTCAGCGTGCCTGGATGTGATCCAGTTCTTCTGAAGCTCGGACAGGCCGGGCACCACCAGGGTGTCAGCGCGCTTGGGAAGCACGTTGAACTTGTACTCGATCCACAGGTCGCCCGCTGGGCCGCTGTACCAGCAATCCGGCTGGCCTGAGTTGTAGACGTTGTGGTTCTTCATCCGGTACAGCTCAGCCGGCAGGTGCCGGTGAACTGACTGGATGAACGTGTTTTCAGGCGTCGCCATCTTCTTCGACGAGAGTGATGACGCCTGCGTCGATCAGGGTCTGCAGCGCCGCAGCGACGCTCGGGCCCACTGGCACGGGCATTGCCTTCGGCTTGACGCCGGCCAGCTTCTCGCCCAGACTGACCCGGTTGTCTTCGGGGTAACACGCGGGGCATCTGGGGTCGTTGCACAGCGGATCTTCCTCGAAGTCGACGGTGATGTCTCTTTCGTACCCAACTTCCGGGCTAGGTTTCTCTTGCTCAGCGATGAGCCGCTTCTCCACCAGGCGCGTGTAGCCGATGATGTCGGTCCACGAGTCGATGTAGTCGGGGTCGACGTTGAGGATGCGGCCGATCTTGTGGGCCACCATCTCCAGGGCTTCCCTCATGTCGTCAGTCATTACGGGCCAGCTCCGGCCCTGTTTCATGACGTCCTTGATGCCCTGCGTGAGGTTGGCGTGGTCGTCGAATTCACCGTAGCGGGAGCCGCGTTCGGCGAGGGTTTGGTCGATGGTTTGGGTCATTTGGGTTCCGATGGTTGGAGTTGGGCAAGGATGTGTTTGGCATCCTCAACACAGTTGCCGAATGCGCTTGCGCCACCGGCCAGCAGGGCCAGAATCAGCGCGAACAGTTTGTCTTCGTCGCTCATGCTTGAGCCTTTCTGTAAAGTTTCTTGAATTGCCGGTTGCCCAGGGCTTTCACCAGGGCACGGCGGTTCTTGCGGTTGGTGGGCGCAGACGCCGGGATGTTGCGTGGGACGAAGGGCACAGAGGTTTCATGAATCCTGACACCATCGACGCTCCCTATCTCGCCCTTCATGCCTTCACCTTGAATGCGTGGTTGCCGCTGAACAACGCCTTCTGGATGGCTTGTGCCATCTTGGCCTGGTGAACAGCGTCAAACAACGCGTTGTGCTTGGTGCCGGCGAACGGGACGTTGATCTGCTTGGCGCCCGGCAGCTTCTTGTAGGTGCGGAAGCAGCGGGAGTTGTAATACTTCCACGGCACCTCCATGCCCAGCTGCGTGTAGGCGTGCGCCAGCATAGGCAGGTCAAAGTCGGCCCCGTTGCTCCACACGCAGCAGTCGTCGCTGCCAATCCAGTCGGACAGGTCGGACAGTGCATTGGCCAGGGTTTGTTTTGACTCGTTGAAAACGCCCTTGGCGGCCTCCCCCTGGTTCATCCACCAGATCAGGGTGTCCTCCTGTACTCGGCGCTTGAGCTCCAGGTTGGAGTCGATCGAGACACTGGCGTAAAAACCATTGTCGTCAATCTTGTCAGAGTCGAGGTCGAAGCGCACGGCGCCGATACTCATAATACAGGCGTCGGCCACGGTCCCTAAAGTTTCCGCGTCAAACATGATGTCCTTCATTCTCTTCCTCTGGTATTTCTGGTGGATGAACTTGGAACGGGTGAGATCAGGCCGGCACGATCGCAGCTTTGGCCTTGGCTGCCTTGACCGGCGCGGCCAGGGGCACAGCCTCCAGGGCGGCGATCAGACCAGTGATCTTCTCGGCGCCTTTGGCTGCGGCAGCCAGGTGCTTGTCGGCTTTGGCTGCAGCAGCCGCATGTGCTTTCTGAGCAGCCGCAATCGCCGCGTCAGCCGCTTTACGTTTTGCTGCCGCGGCCTTTTCAGCTTCCTTGACCTCAGCATCAGCGCTTTTCTTGGCCACAGCCAGGGCTTTCTCAGCTTCCTTCAGCGCAGCGCTGATGGACTTGATGTTGGACTTGTTGTCGCTGAGCGCAGTCTTGTAACCAGCCATCTGAATTTTCTTCTCAGCGGCGGAAATGGTTTTCGGTGCTTTAGCCATGGTGATATTTCTCCTGTAGGCGATAGTGAAAGAGCGAGATTGCTCGTTTGATTAGCCGGTCAGTGACGGACCGACGACGCTGTGTGGCGGACTCGAGGTCGAGACACGCCATTACTTCGTCTTCAGTCAACTCGCCGATGACAGCTTCCAGACGCCTGACCGAGACCAGGGCTTCGTTTAGATACCATTTACGAGTAGACATAAGTTTAGATAGAAATTAGATGTACGGCTACCCCCCATTTGGGGGGGGGGGTAGGTTTATTTAGCGGCGTGCGCCGGCCTTGGCACCACGGACCGGTGCTTTCACGAAGCCGGACACGTCAGGCTCCACAGCCAGCAGCGCCTTGGCTTCGTCTTGACGACCGAAGCCCACCGCCACGTTGTTGTTTGGCTGGGGATTGCTGAACACCAGCTTGGCGTAGGTCACGCTGGGGTCGAAGCCCACAGTGGTCACAACACCGACTGGAGAGGTCTGAAACACACGTGCCACACTGGTCACAAAGCCGTCGAAGCCCTTGTTGGCCGTCGGGCTGGTCGACAGGAGCCACATCGGGGTGTTCTCGTCAGCGTCAGGCGGCAGCACAGCCAGCACGCGGCAGTTCTTGCAGGCCTTGCCGTCACCGGAAGAACCGAACTGGTTGTTCGGGCAACCAGAGCAGTCGGTGGACTGACCCAGTGGCGAGTTCTTGCTGGGCACCATCTTCAACGGGTTTGAGCCGATGGCGAAGCAAGCCGGGGGTGTGATGTTTTTGGGATCGAACGCGCCGTGGTAGAAGCTGTTCTTCGAGGTGAAGTCCACGATCACCAGCTCCAGGGGACCAGGGGTCTTGGTGCCGTCGGGCAGGATGAACTGCTTGTCCTGGGTCACGCGGATCGAGTTGCCGCCGGGGGGAGCAGTCTTGTCGGCCACGCCTGCGGCCTGAGCCTTCAGCGCGTCCATGATGGACACGACGTTGCCCGAGCTGGGCTTTTTGACTGCAACGGCAGTCGAGGTTTTCTTGGTAGTTGCCATGGTGTCTTTCTTAGATGTTAGACGGTTGAGGACAGGGACCGCAAGTTGAGCTTGCGCTTGGTAAAGGGCTCGGTGCCGGGGACACCCTTGCCCTTGCTTTTTTCCATCAGTTCGCGCCAGGCGGGGTCGCTGACACGCTTCTGAAAGAGATGGAAATACTTGTGCTTGGCGGCGTAGGCCCAGAGCGCGTCCCAGTCGGTCACGCTGGCCACGGTGGCTTCGCCAATGGAGATCGACGCCTTGGTGCCGTCGGCCTTCTTGAGGCCTTCTTCGTCCAGGCGCTTGAAGACGATCTCTTCCTGGGCGAGGATCTCGTCTTCGATCTTCTTGACGACGGCCTCGGCAGTGCGCTTCTTCTCGCGCAGGGCCCACATGTCGTCGATGACGGAGCCGATGGTGCCGCCCTTGAGGACTGCTTTGACCTGGGCGACGACCTTGGTGCGGGATGGTTTTTCGAGAACTGCTGACATGGAAGCTCCTTTGGTGTGGTGAATTCTAACTCAAAACGAAGTTAGATCTTAGACAGAAAGTGTCATTTTTGAATACATAAAGATGACCGGCCCTGTAGCTGGATGTAGGCGCTTTTGGCAAACGATCAGCTACTCAGGGCCGGTCGAAAACTAGTTTTCATTCGTCGCGTGATAAGCAGCACGGTGAATCGACGCTGCGCTTCCAGGTGGGAGCACTTGTAGCGTGCGACGAGGCCACCGCCGACAGCCTGTTTGATGCGCGGCTCAAAGCCATACTCTTTGCGGCCGATCTTGACCATGTTGTAGTCTTTGGGTGGCCTGTAAAGATCAAGTATGGCCATCGTGCAGTGCTTGCGAAAAAGGCCGCCGACATAACTCATGGCGTACCTGAAGTCGTCGTGATCACTTGCTGTAGTTGACATCAAAACCACCCTCCGAATTTAATGGGATGTCCGAACACCACGCTGGCGCGGTGCTCATCCACT